CCCGGCGTACCCTCCGCCCGGCGGGCAGTGGCTGAAAGCCACTGCTGGCGCCCCCTTAGATTGTACACAACACACAACAAGCAAGCGCCGCGAGTACGGCGCACCACCTGAAAGGAGATTTTATCATGACTATGATCCGTGCCCACTTTGCAGACTATGAGCCCTTTCACTACTGGATCAGCGGCTTTCGTCATAACACCGTCGGCGATCTTGCCGCCGAGTGGCAGCTTAACGCCGAGCAGGCCGACGCCCTCGCGTCCAAGCTCTCCGAGCTTGAGGCCGATATCTTCGGCTTCTGGGCCCGCTGCTATGAACGCTCTGACTATAACTCTCCGGCGTACTATCTTGACGCCATCGTGCGCGAGCTTGCCCGCTTCGGCTATGAGCCCGCTTCCGGCTACGCCGATATCTACCCCGAGCTTGCGCCGATCTCCGACGATATCGACGAACGGCTCGCCGAGTTGTGCGACGATCCCACCGAGTACGACGAAGGCGACTCCGAGTCCGTCTATCTTTTCGATGCCGGTTGGGGTGGCGGCCTTGAGGAAGCCGAGTCGCTTTTTTACGAGTATGACTTTACCTATCGTGATCTTTGCCGGTTCCGCAGCAATCTTGACTCTGATTTCCAGTCCTATGTCATAAACAAGGCTCTTGATCGGTACTACTACGATATAGACGATCTGGACGCCGACGACCCGGACGACGCCGAGGCGCTGCGTGAAGCGTTTGAGCGCTGCGTTCAGGATATCGCGGGCAGCGTCCCTGATCACTACGGATATACTTTCGCCTATGAGCTTGCCGAGTTCGAGTGGCCGGACGATATCCGCGACGCGGTTATGACTCTCGTATTCGGCGACGATTGGCGAAATCAATAAACAAAAAGCGGGCATAAGCCCGCTTTTATTTTTTCCCCGGTTCGCTTCTTTGATAGGCGCGGCGGGTCCTACTCTGATCTTTTGCTACAATCGAGAAGCGGCTGTCTCCGTTAGGATTCAGCCGCTTCTCTTATCACAAACTTTGCACCGAAAGGTTTTCTGTGCTCTTTTACTTTACCCTTTTTGCCCCTTTTTTGCAAGCGTTTTTATCTGCTCTCCCAGGCTCGCGAGCGCTTCGGCCTTTTTTCTCTGTGCGTGCCGTTTACACAAGAATATTTCTTCACTCATGCGAATATCACTATAGCCCTGTATATAGCTGCAAAACAGGATGCCGCGGGCGCGCGGATCGTCGACCAGTTTAATCAGCTCCGCCGCTCCCGCCTGCCTTTTTAGCTCGTCAATGTAACAGCTGATAGCTTCCGCTATTTCGGCATCCGGTGCCCCGCTTTTCCGGCACTCGCCGATTTTCAGTAATAGCCTTGCCTTTTCCGACTCCGCTCGCTGATATTCTTGCATCAGTTCTGCCGTTTCTGCTCTGCTCCCTTTTCTGCCGCGCATCCCGCTCCCCTCTCCGTCATAATAATTTTTATGCTTGTTGCTTATATATCAATTTTATTTATTATAGTTTTTCTTTGCAACCCGAAATCAGTCCCTTAGAAATCAAAAAGCGCACGGCAATCGCCATGCGCCCTTTTCTACTCTTGCTCCGTGTCCTCCGGCAGAATATCCGGATTCTCATCGTCTGGATCCAGCCCTTTTGCGACTGATATGAGCCTGTATAACTCGCCCTTTATCGCTTCAATCTCTACCTTGCTGCTGAACCCGCACTCTTCCGCTTTTACCGGGTCCACACGGTCCCAATACTGCCACTCATCATATAGCGTCTGCAGTGTCACTATCCTGCCTATGCTCTCCGCCCTTTTCGCCCTTTTTCGCTTTTCCTCTCGCATTTCCTTCAGCTCGTAAAGCGCCTGCAGATTCTGAATTTCGGCTTCTAGCGTTTTGCCGTCGCCCCACAGTTCAAAAACGTTCTGCTCCGCAACCGCTATCAACCTTTTCAGCTCTTCCTCCTCCAGCTTCCTCTCTCTGATCTTCTCAAAATCCAAGTTCCAGTCGCCCTTTTCCATTCATTTCCCCTTTTTCTTGTTTTGAACCCGTTCAAAACACATTATTTTGCATTGTTGTCCTGCTCGTTTGCCGATTTTGCCTTATCGAACTCTCAACGCCCTTTTCATGTCTATCTGCTGCCATCAGTATATCAAGATTCTTCGTCTTCGCCCCCTTTTCTGCTCATCTCGTCTACGATTTTCCGCTCCCGTTCCGATAGCTCCCATCGTATCACTTTCCGCGCCTCGCGCAATCTTGCATCCGCTGCCGCTCTCGCCTTATGCCCTTTTTGCGATAGCAGTACCCCTCTTCCGAAAAGCTCTTTTCCGGCCGCTCTCTGCTCATCCAGCCGCCATATAATCATGCCGTCCTCGCGCGGTACCCTAAAATCGATTTGCGCCTTGGAGTACGCCTCTATGTCCATGCTCCGCAATATCTCTTCCGGATACTCGTATCTCTGTCCGTCCGGTCTTTTTGCCGGCGTTTTTCTGCCCTTTCGCTCCCGCTGCGCCCTCTCGATTTCATTGCGTAGCACCGGCGCACTTCTCACAAGCGCGGGTTCCATATTGCTCGCAAAACTTGTATTTACCGTTGCGCCATTTTCGTATTTGACCTTGATTGCTGAAACGATTCCCGCCGCTCCGGTATTTGCTATTGTGCTTAAGATTGTCAGCGACGGCGCAAACAGGAAATAATCAATACCCCGCTCATCATAGAATTTGATTATCGTTTTCAGCTTGGAAAACGGAGGATTATCCAGCACCACGCACCCTTTTGGATAGTCATAGCGCTCATAATCCCCTCCGGGATAAAACGGCCTCACAATGCTGCTCTCGTCTATTCCGTATTCCCGCACCGCCCAGCGCTTCACTGCCTCATAGACCGGCTCAGGCGTGTAGCAGTCATCCGTGGTTTTCTTCGGTTTGAATTTCTCCGTAAACTCTTCGTAGCTCTCCCAGTATGCCATGCTCTCCCTGTCTCCGACGCTTATGCGCCGCCTATAACCTCTCCCGATGTTTCCTCTTCCGCGTAGACCGGTATGCCCTTTTCTACCTTTTTCAACCTCTCTCCGGCATATAGCAGATACTCTGTCAGCACCCATGCTGCCGCTCTCCAGCCGTAGCATATAGCCGCATAGTAGGCCTCACGCCCCAGGAAGCCCAGCCACTCCATCTGATTCTTGGTTGCGCTGTTCTTCCCCGCTTTCAACTCGATATATAGCCCATGATGCCGCCCTCGCGCGACCGGCAGGCAGAGATCCGGAACCCCTGCCTTAACACCCTGTCTCTTCATGGCTCTTGCCGTCAGCGCGTCGCGCTTCCCGCCGTTCGGTATGTGGTATAAATGTTGCAACTCCGGCATTCTGTCCGCCTGCAGCTCTGCCCATTGCATCAGAATTTCCTGATTTCCGCTCTCATCTGCCCTTTTGAAATTTCTCACCTTGCGCCCAGCACCTCCCGCCTTGCTCTTGCCCTTTCTTCCCGCTCTCTTTCCCGCTTTTCAGTCAAAAACATGAGATAGCTGCCATCCACCGCAAAAAACGCTTGGCACCGGTTTTCTTTCAGAAATGCCTCCGCCTCTAGCAGCTCATATGTCTCTACCGTGATTTTCCCTCGGCTCCTCCGTGGCAGTGGCCCATGCGCCCGCTGCCGCAAAAGTTCCGCATAGTCTTCCAGTGCTTTCTGAATCACCGCTATGCCCAAATGCTCGTAATTCGATTCCAGCCCGCTTTTCATGCCCCAGCTCGACACATCCAAGCTCAGCGAATACTGGACGTCGCCGCGCTTCACGCTTTTCTTTCTCTGCTTCATGCCGTGCCCCATTTTCTGCTCTACCCTCGCTCTGTCGGCTCTCCGATATGCCCCGCCTCTACTCCGCAGGCAGCATATCCCACGATGTCCGCCCAGCTGTCCATGTGCCCCACATTGACACCAATCCGCGCGATTTTCTGAATCATCTGAATAACCGCCACATCATTCTTCGTCACCGTCACCGGTATCCCCAGCCGCTCCGTTAGATATGCGCTCATCATTTGCGCAATCGCCTCGAACACGCCGTCCGGGGACCCGTACTGCCTCTCCCTGTCCTCAAGGATCTGCCCCACACTCTCCAGAAATTCAGCCCTTTTCACTTCTCTTCATCCCTTTCCGCTGTCAGTTAAACGGCAGTCCTTCATCCTCTACGCCGTCCGGAATGTTCATAAACCCTTCTCCGCTTGTGTCGCTGTTTTTCTTGCCGCTCCCCTGCGAATTACCCGTCTGGTAATTTCCCTGTCCTTCGCCTCCCGCTCCCTTGCTGTCCGCAAACTCCTGATTGTCTACGACGATATCCGTCGTGTAGACCTTCTGCCCCTCACGGTTTGTATAGCTTCCCGTCTGAATTCTTCCGGAAACAAGCACGCGCTGCCCCTTTTGGAAATACTTGTCCGCAAACTCCGCGCCGCGTCCAAAAGCGATGCAACGCAGGAAATCAGCCGTCTGTCTCCCCTGCTCTTCCTTTCTGCCTCTGCGATCAACCGCCAGTACATAGCTTGCCACCGCAATCGGCTCTTCGCCCTGCGAGTACCGCAGTTCCGGATCCTGTGTAAGCCGCCCCATCAAAGCAACGTAGTTCATCCCTTTTCTCCTCTCAAATCGTGATCATGTTTGCAAAACTCAATACATAGCACGCAAACACTACAACGCCCGCCGCAATGTATGCCATTCGGCACGCAATATCCGCGTTGCGTCTTGCTGCGCACTCTGCTTTCAGCCGCTCCCGCAGCATTTCGTTCTTGCTCTCCAATTCTCGGCAATATGCTTCTGCCTCAATGAGCTTCACCCTCGTTCTGTTGTCATTCATCCTGTCCCTCATCTCATCCAATCCATATCGTCGATATCTTCTATTCCCATCAAGAAATTTATCAGAGTCGCAATCAAAGCCAATGCAAACGCCAGATTTAGCCACTCATTTGCAAAGCGAAAACCATTCAGCGCCGAAAACAGAAGGAACAGCGGCATTGCAAGCGACACTGTCGGCACAACAAAAACCCAAAAGCAAACTTTTATAAACAATATGACCATGTAGAACGTCTTTGCCGTAAAGTATGCCATCGGCAATTCTTCTTTAATCCTTTCCATCAAAGCATCCCAGTCACGCTTTGTTTTCTTTTGCTTCATTCTTCTCTCCTTTGTTTTTTGTGCTCGCTCCTTATCTCCGCCTTGAATCCTTCAATCTTGACCAACGTATATCTCAAATAGCCGTACCCGTAATACTCCGGACTTACGACTCCCGCGCTCACGCTGCGCTTGTCAACGTAATACCCTTTTCTCTCTGTCGGGTCCATGCGGAATGCGTCTCTGCTCGAAATCACGCGCACCGTCGGCTCCGGCCTATGCAGATTTCTGCTGCAGTTCCATCGCTTCTTCATGAGTGCCCCGTCTGCCTCTGTCCGGTGTGCATCCGTGTATTTGATAAAATACGCCGCCAATCTCCCGTAATTTCCGCTGTCGTCCAGCGGGAAAACCTTTACTCTCGTATGCTGATCACAGGCCTTGTACCATGCCCGCTGTAAAACTTCCGGATCCAGCTTATTGATTACCAGGTGGTGATGCCGAGCGCCCTTGCTGCCCACTTCCATCACATGAATGTATTTAAGTTCCTTCCCCTGCTTGCGGTATTCTTTCCGGCACTCCCGTAGGAACACCGCAATCTCCTTCTCCATCTGCTCCTTGCTTCTCTCTTCTCTCCCCTTTTCTCTGATATAGTCCAGCACAACGTGATAATCGCCATACCCGAAATTGGCATTCATGAGAATCCTGAGCTTTCGCTCTGCATTCCCCCGATTCACCTTCTTCTGCTCTTCTCTCGTTGCCTTGACTCTATCCCCTCTCTCAATCCCCTTTCTTCTATACCGGCTTGAATAGTATCTCTCTACCTCGATCGTCATTCCCGCTTTCGTGACTCTCTCCAGATACGGCATATCCTTCCCCCTCTGTGTCGGTATGTTAATACTTTTATCAAGCCTGAATGCGGCTCTCCGCCGCTCCTTTTGCGCCTATTCTATTGCCCGGATTTTTCGCCGGAAAAGCGCCGGCATTGCCGACGCCTCACCGATTATTCAATTCTCGATCTTTTGAAATCTGTCCCGCTCCCGCTTGTTCACTCTCGCGGCTCACATTTCAGATTACGTTTTCGTCCACCACTTTCAGCGTCCGCTTCATGGCGACCAGTCCGCCCTTCTCAAAAATCTTTGCCTGCACACCGTTCGGCAGTTCCAGCGTTGCGGTGCTGATTCTTCCGCCAAGCACTGCCCTGCCAAGCACTGTAACGATATCGTCCACGCCGTCCGTCCCCGGAGAATCTTTGAACACCTCATCCCCAAACATATATTCGGCAAGCGCAGCAATGCTCTTGTGCGCCTTCATGATTGCGTCCGCTTCCTGCTCCTTGCGTCCGATTTCTTTCTTCTCGTTCTCCATCTTTACACCCACTCCCTCACATAGCCGCAGAATCCCGATAACTGCATCACAGAATCTTCCGCGCGTCTGATTGCATCCATTGCTGTATCCATATCGGCGGCAAATGCTTCCCGCCCGCTCGGATAGCTGTAGTCCTGAATCTTTCGGATCCTCTCCAGGCGCATACGCATGGCTCCCAACTCCTGCGAAACCGCCTTCCGTTCCCTACGCTCTCTGTCCTCTCGGTTCATGGCCTTTTACCTCCCGCTCTTCTGTTTCCTCGTGTATCGACCGCTCCAGCGCGTCCTCTGCCGCATCTATGCCGGCATGAAACGCCTCCGGAACTCCGCCCGCAAGCTCAACACTGATATTCGCGCGTAGCCGCTCCAGCTTTGTAATCGCCGCTTTTACCTGTCTCTTTCTTGCGTCTCCCGCCATGCTCTCACCTCATCCGGCTGTTACAAACCCAACCCGTGCTCCCGCGAGCAGGAAGACCACAATTCCAAGCATCAATAGCGTAACCGCCAAAACGCCCGTAATGATTTTCCACGTCTCAAGCTCATCTTCAATTCTTTCGCACCTTGCTCTTGCTCTGTCTCTCTGCCGGACCGCCTTCTTCGCTCTTCCCTCTGCTTCGTCCTTCATGTCATAGGCCTTCGCTGTCATTCGCATCAAAAACTGCTTGCTGCGCTCAGCCCGCATCCTCAGTTCTCGCTCTTCCTCTATCGTTTTCGGCTTGTACGGAATTTCTCCCGCCCCATCTTCCGCACGCTGTTCCCTCTTAATTCTCACAATGGTTAACAGCGGTTCTTTCCCTACTGCTCCCTGCTCTTTGTTTTCTCTTGCTCCGTCTCTTCTCTCCATCTTGTCTGCCCCTCTCTCTGTATCCGCTCCAGTGTCGCGCACATGCCCGCCACCGTTTCCAGTTCCACCGTCAGCTCTTCCAGGCGATTCAGTATTTTCTCCACCTCTGCAAAATCGAATTGCTCCTTCATCTGCTCATACAGCATCGCCATCACCATGGACATCAATTCCAGCTGTACCGAATACGGCCTTTTCACGCCTTTTCCTCTTTCATCAGCACTTTGGCGAGCTCAATCAGCTGTTTTACGCATTCCCAGGTCTGCCGGAACGTCGTACCTTTTGTCAGCCTGAATGCACACTCTCGGATTGCCACCGCTCGCTTCAAAGACAGTCTGCCCCCGACTTCTGCTTGTATTTTCTCCGCAACTTTCACTTCCCACCGGTCCCATGCAGCGTTTTTCTCCGCCTGTAGCCGCTTCACCTCTTCCAGATACCGGGCATTGTTTTTCTCGACCCACTCACGGTTCCATTTGACCGACTGCTCTTCGTCTTGAATGTGGCTTGCCTTTACCCTGCGCAGTTCTTCCGGCGCGCAACTTATCTCTTTCACTTTGAACGCTTCTCGCGTCAAATCATCCCAGCTTGGCAGTTCTCCCGCTTTCTTTTTCATCCCATTTCCTCAGCACTTTCCCAGCAGCTCAATTGCTCGCCCGACGTTCTCTATTGCGCGCTCACAGCGCCGTAGGCAGACAACTATATTGCGGAATCCATTTCCTGCTGAATGGTGTACCAAGTCGTTTTGGGTGTTCTTTGCTTCACTTAGCAGCGTGAACGCCTGTCTCGCGTGCTTCCGAGCCTCTTTGATTGAATTCCCCTTCAACTTCTCAATTCCTTCTCCCGCCTTCGCTACGGCTCTCCGTATCATCTCCACCGTGCGAATCAATTCGCTCATCGTCTCCGCGTCTTGCACCAGGCCTTTCATTTGGCCTTTCGTTTCCAGCCCGATTGCAAGGTCTCTACTCGCCCTCCACGCCATAAGCCATGCGGTACACAATTCGTCACTCGCATTCTGCTGATATTCCCACCGTTCCTCTCTGCTCGGTCTCATTTCTTCACCCTCACAACCTCGCCGCCATAGGCAAGCTCATAGGCCCTCACTTCTTCCTGCGATAATATCCGCCGATACAGCGCAAAGCCCCACGCTCTCACCATGCCGCCCATGCACTCGCCGCGCTTATAGCCATAGTCTTCCGTTTTAAAGAGCCCGGCGCCCGGCTGACACCCAGGACCCGGTGGACGCTCCATCAGGTAGTACTTATATAGCTTCATGCTTTACCCCACTTCCTCCAGATTTGCCCGCGCAATCTCTGCCGCCATCAACGGCACAACGCTGTTGCCAATCTTGGCGACCTGTTCCGTTTTGGGATATCTGTTTCCCTCTGAATCGTGGTCTATTACGTAGCTTTTCGGAAAACCCTGCGCCAATTTCATTTCTTCCGGCTTTAACATCCGAAAAAGGATATCCCGTATCTGATACGTCTCTCGTTTTCCGTCCATCACGCAACTCACAAGCCCATAGTGTCCGCTCGTGGTTATCGTCCCGATCGGCTCATCAAGCCCCACTCCAATGCTCTGACCGTAGAAGGTCGTAAGAAATCCCGCCGTTCCCGCTGCCGGAGTTTGTTCCGCCTCGCTTGCCTTGTCCATCACGCAACTCACCATACCGAACCGGTCTTTGGTTGTGATCGTTGCAATCGGATCCGAAATCTGCTGCCCGCAGCCGGTACCGTAGTATTTGACCAGGAAGGCGGCAACCTCTTCACTATGATCTTCTCCCGCCGCCCGGGCTTTGCGTTCCTGCTCCGGCCTTTCGGCATTTCTTCTGAAAACGCCTTCCTCGGTCTGAATACCCCCGTTTTCGCACTGTTTCTGCTCCGATTTCTTCTCTACAC